CCGCAGGAGTTCTATTGAAGGACTGATGAAACTTATTAGACCAGATGGTCGTATAGCATCAGTGATAAATTCAATGGCAACCACTGCTAGAGCAACTCATCGCAACATTGTAAATATACCTAAAGCTGGTAGTTTCTTTGGTAAACAGATGCGGAAGATATTTATATCCAAGCAAGGTTTTACTCTCGTAGGAACTGATAGTGATGGGTGTCAGCTTCGTATGCTGGCGGGTCGGATGGGTAGTAAAAGCTACATTGATGCACTATGTAATGGAGACAAGAAACTTGGCACAGACAACCACTCCCTCACTGCTAAAATTGGAGAGTTGGAGAGCAGAGATATCGCAAAGAATGTTATGTATTGCCTTCTCTTTGGTGGAGGTGATGCAAAACTGGCTAAGACAGCCAAGAAACCAATTGGTTCTGGTCCTGAGCTTAGAGCTAAGCTGTATCGTGGCCTTGAAGGTCTGGGAGAACTCGTTGAGCGGATAACACTTGAATGGCAATCTCATGCAAAGAAAAGGTTTAATGCTAAGTGGAATAGGATGGAGTATTACGATGGATGGATTGTTGGTTTGGATGGTAGACCTATCTTCATCCCGTATGAACATCAAGTATTGGTATATCTGTTGCAGAGTGATGAAGCTATCATGATGCAAGCAGCTTATTGCAGAGTGCATCAACTCCTAGAAAGGGAAGGCTTTATATATGGCAAAGACTACGGAACAGTCTGCTGGTATCATGACGAATTCACAATTGAGTGCCGTTGTGAAATCGCTAAGCGTATTGCAGAGTTGTCTGAACAATCCATTAGTTGGGCAGGACGATTTTTCTCAATCCCTTGCCCTCACGTTGGACAAGCTAAAATCGGAAGAGACTGGTACGCCATCCACTAAGAAGAAAGCCAAGTTGAAACGAGAAATCAAACAACTAGCAGCACGTAGTACAGAACTCAGAGACCAACTAAGTGTCTTGGAGAATGAAGAAGCTGAAATAGCAAATAAGATTGCTATGAAGGTGAAGCAGTTGCAAACGTTGGACCAATTTACATTTAAACAGGAGTAACAGAATGGCATTGAATGCAGCTAAAGTAGCTGGTGGCGGTGGAGACCGTATAGATCAGAAGATTCTTGATGCAGGTAACTATCCGGCACGTATTGTTCAAATCCTTGACTTGGGTTTGCAAGCTCAACGGCCCTATCAAGGGAAGGATAAGCGTCCAGCACAAGAGATTAGCATTACGTATGAGCTTGTTGATACGTTTATGCTGGATGCTGATGGTAAGGAAATGGAAGATAAGCCACGTTGGGTGAGTGAAACCATTCCCCTTCATAATCTGAAAGCAGATAAGGCTAAGAGCACTCAGCGGTATTTCGCAGCAGACCCTAACAATAACTTTGGTGGTGACTTCACTAAGATTATTGACACTCCTGTGAATGTGGCTCTTGTGCATAACAAAACAGCAGATAAGACGTATGTCAATGTGGCTAGCATCTCAGCTATGCGTCTTAAGGATGCTCAGAACTGCCCTGTTCTCAAGAATAAGGCTGTAGTGTTTGATCTAGATGCACCTAGTCTCGAAGCCTTCAATAGCTTCCCAGATTGGATTAAGGAAAAGATTCAGAAGAATCTCAATTTCAATGGTAGTAAGTTGCAAGCTCTCCTTGGTGGTGCTCCGGCCCCTCAAGCTGCTCCGCAAGAAGCTCCTGTTGAACAAGTAGATGATTCTGATGACAAGCCGTGGGATTAAAAACATGTCGGGTGTGTAAACAGACAAAACCTATTTCTGAATACCACCCGAATAAAACTTGCTCTCAAGGTGTAGTTGGTACATGTAAACTATGTGCTAATATAAAAGTGTCTAAATGGTATTCAGATAATAGAAGTAAAAGGCAAAATAAAGCTAATGAACGCAACCAATTGCGTAAAAAGCTTGTAGTAGATCATTTTGGTGACAAGTGTCATGATTGTCATCAAACCTATCCACAATGTGTTTATCAATTCCATCATCTTGATTCTTCAACTAAGGATTTTAATCCTAGTAAGGCATTATCAATGTCTGTTTCAAAGATGTGGAAAGAATTGGAGAAATGTATTATGCTTTGCGCAAATTGTCATATGATTCGCCATTTTGGAAAGGGGGCCGTCGCATGAAACCACTCATCGACGGCGATTAGGTATCCTTGTCTATGAAATTGGATTCGCAGCAGAAACGGGCTGGAAAGCAATCAAAGAGTGGAAAAAAGGAGACGAGCCTATTGACCCTCCTCCGTTCGATTATGTCGCAGAGCTACTTGACAGCCGTATACAGCAAATCTGTAATACGGTTCTAGCAACAGAGCCTTGCACTATTTACCTCACGGGAGCCGGTAACTTCCGTGAGGAGATTGCTAAACGTAAAGGGTACAAAGCCAATCGTAAAGAGAATAACAAACCATTTCATTATGCTAACATTCCTGCTTACCTAAAGAATAAGTATGATGTTGTTGTGGTGGATGGGATGGAAGCGGATGACGCTATGTGTATCCAGCAATGTGATGCTGCATTAGAGCCGGGAGACATGCGTTATGATTGGAACACTACCATCATCTGCACTCGTGACAAAGACTTACGTCAATGTCCCGGCTGGCATTTCGGATGGGAGCTAGGTAATCAGCCTCAGTTTGGTCCTCTCTTTGTCAAAGGCTTTGGTGATATACAATACAACCCAGAGAAGAAAACTCTCAAGGGTACAGGGGATAAATTCTTCTATGCTCAACTCATCATGGGGGACCCTGTAGATAATGTCCCCGGAATCCCCTCTATTGGCCCCAAGGGAGCCTTTGACATCTTGGAGGATATCTACTCTAAGGAAGATGCAGAGAAGGCTGTTATAGAGGCTTATAGGGCCTATTACGGGGAATCTTGGAAGGAAGAGCTAATTGAACAAGGGAGGCTCTTATATATGATTCGAGAGGTAGATCAAGACGGGAAACCCATTATGTGGAACTTACTCAATGACTAACTTTTTTAACCTACTCACCATTGTGTTAGGTGTTATCAGCACGATGACGATAATTCGTCACTTTATCCAATTTAGTAATATGAGTGCATTTGAACAAGCCATTTGTAGGATACCGAAGTGGCCCTATCCTGTATTTATATTTACGAGTTGTTGGTGGCTCGCTAAGTTGATGTAATGTACAACAACCACCAATGGACTCAAGCAAGATTCAACAGCTTCATCAAGAGTGCTCTACGGAGTGCATCAAAGAGGTGGCCTCCTAAGTATGAATGTATAAAGGATGCTAAGGTTGGTAAAAAGATCAACAGTAAGTCAGGACGAATTGCCGAACACTACAGATGTAATGTATGTCACGGAGAATTTCCACAAACCGACATACAAGTTGACCACATCCGACCTATCATTGATCCTGAAGTGGGGTTTGTATCTTGGGATCAAGTCATCCGAGATATGTTCTGCGAGAAATCCGGGTTACAGATTGTTTGTAAGCCGTGCCACAAGTTGAAAACACATGCCGAGCGGCATACAGCAAAGGAAAATAAGAAAAATGGAAAATAAATCCTACAAAGGATACACTCTCTTCAATGATATTGAAGATGACAAGCTGCGTAATCGTAATCGTGCAGTGCTCATGGCTAATATTGCTGAGTTTAATATCCGTCAAAAGAAAATCACTCCCAGAGGAGCCGGTCTGATTATTGGGTATTTCGCTGAAATCCCCCTTAAGGAGCGTAAAGAAGTAATGGAATCCTTCTCCGAACATATGCGGGAGAGGGGATATGCCACAGCCTAAACGCTACATGATTGACCCACCAGATGGGCATAAATATGGGTTCCCTAAAGTGTGGCCTCATGAGCACTTTAGTGGAATTGAACAATGGTTAGTGGAGAATGGATACCCTCAAGAAGAAATAGATGATCTTGGGGATTGGTTCTACTTTTCAGCATGGGAGATACATTGAGTTCCTATCATGATGCTATTCAGTGGTTGAATGCCAAGTTTAAAACAGGATGTAAGCATGAGTGGGTATACACTGGTCATGGACACAATTATGATTGTTATCAATGTCAAACATGCCACATTGAAGGGGATTATTAATGAAGGTTTTTTTCAGACCTGTGCGGGAACTATTTGCCGAAGCGATTCTAGAACAACGAGAAATTACCAACCTGTCTGACATTGATCCAGTAGGTCAATTTCAACTGTTTTATCAAGGGAAAGATGGGCGACACCCTGATTGGAATGAGAGTTATATAGTTCTTAATGGTGGTACACCTATAGGATATATTAATGCGAATATTATTGCTTGACATTGAAACCAGCCCTAACACAGCTTATGTGTGGGGGCTTTGGAAAGAGAATATTCCACTAGCACGATTGATAGAGAGTAGCACAACTCTCTGTTGGAGTGCTAAGTGGCTAGGTAGTGATGAAGTGGTCTTTGATTCAGTAATGGAAAGCTCTCCCTATCTAATGATTAAACACATTCACGAACTGCTCTCAGAAGCAGACGTAGTGATTCATTACAATGGGAACCGCTTTGATCTCCCAATTCTCAATCGGGAGTTTATTGAAAATGGTTTGTTTCCTCCTGCTCCTTATCGTAGTATTGATCTGCTCACGACCGTAAGGAACAAGTTTAGGTTTGTAAGTAATAAGCTGGATTATGTTTGTGAGAAGCTTGGTCTGGGTAAGAAGCATGATACAGACTTTCAGCTCTGGGTTGATTGCATGAATCGTGTTCCAGCAGCATGGGAACGCATGAAGGGGTATAACATACAAGATGTTTTTCTTCTAGAAAAGCTGTACTATGTTCTCCGCCCTTGGATTCACAACCCCCCTAACATTGGTCTCTATCAAGAAGACGCAGAAGTGTGTCCCTCTTGTGGCAGTAAGCATCTCCAGAAGCGTGGCTTTGCTTACACTAATGCATTGAAGTATCAACGCTATCAATGTCAAGATTGTGGTGGATGGTTCCGTAGTGGTAAGAACCTTGGTCCTAAGCCAGCTAATCGTTATGTAAAGGTGAACTGATGATAGGTTTAAATATGAAAAACATACGACTGACTATCCTGTTAACTCTGTTGGCGTCTAGCCTAGCTTTTGGTGTGACTCGTCTCCCTAATGGGAACCTCGAAATTACACAAGAAGAAGCTGTGGCTTATAACCAACAAGTGGATCAGATGCAAGATGAGATTGATCACTGGCATACATTAGCTGTACAGCTTAATGCAGCCCTAGAGAAAAAGAATAAGGAAAGGTGTATATGAGTTATGACACATTTACAAAACTAAAACCAGCTATTTTAAGAGCATGTTTCGGACATGGTGAATATGGATATAATGTAATTGTGTTTTCGACGCATAAAGAGAAAGAAGCTGAGAAATGCCTAACCTATCTTGAAAAACTTATTGAGGACAACAAATGATTCTAGAAACGATTGCAGCCTCTCTAGTCCCTGTTGGGGCTGATGCTCTCAAGCAACTAATCAATCGGTTTACAGGGGGTGTTAAGCCCGCTACAATCGAAGATCAGATTAAGCTTGATGATAGTGATATTAAACGAGCCACAGCGGTAGCTGCTCTTGATCAACCCGGAGGCACCCCTAGTCAATGGGTAGTTGATCTTCGTGCATCAAGCCGTTATATTGCTGCATGGACTTGTATTGCTATCGGTAGTTATTTTGCAGCCACCCCTGCTACTCTTGCTGTCGGAACAGACTTGGTGGGAGTAGCTTTTGGTTTCCTCTTTGGAACCCGTATTGTTGCAGGGTATCGTAAATGAACTACCTCATTGCAGTAGGTATTATTGCTGTCGCAGCTTATCTCCTCAACAAGCTTGCTCCTTCCTCTCCTAAGCGAGAGGAGGGGTATTGGGATTATTTCAAATGATGAGTAAGACAGCGATGCGTCTCATTTATGAATGGTTTATCACTCGATACCCAGAAGCAAAGAATGAACAAAAAGAAGTATAAAACCTATAGGGAAGCTGAGTCTGAAAAGATTCATGGGAAACTTCCTTATAGGAAGCGGATAGACCAAGAAAAAGAAGCTCTCAAACAAATTGAAGAGTTGTATGACAACATGCGGTTTGTATTAGAAAGACGAGTGGATGATTAACAATAGATTTAAGACTCAGTTCGCTGAGCACATCTTCAGGAACAAATATGCACAAGGAGCAAACGATACGTGGGATGCACTCGCAGACCGCCTTGTTGAAGATATATGTGGCACTCGATGGGGAACAGAACGTCCACTCCTTGGTGAAGGAGATCGAAAACAGCTTGCGGAATACATTAAGGAACAAAAGTTTATTCCGGGCGGTCGATATCTCTACTATGCAGGACGGGGAGCGAAGTTTTACAATAATTGCTACTTACTCCGAGCAGAAGAAGATACACGAGAAGAATGGGCAAATGTAGCATGGCGCTCTATGTCATGCCTCATGACTGGTGGAGGGATTGGAATTGATTATTCACGAATTAGAGCAAGTGGAAAACCACTGTCTCGCACTGGAGGAGTCTCTTCGGGACCTATCCCTCTCATGTCTGCCATCAATGAAATCGGGCGGTCGGTCATGCAGGGAGGAAGTAGACGAAGTGCTATTTATGCTAGCCTTAACTGGCAGCATGAAGACATACCTCTCTTCCTTAAAGCAAAGAATTGGTCAGACCAAACTAAGGAATTAAAGAGCCAAGACTTTAATTTTCCTGCCCATCTAGACATGACTAACATCAGTGTTAATTATGATGATGCAGCATTGCAACCTGCAACTATCTTTAACGGAGTAGCTCTTAAAAACAGTTTAGAGCAAAACCCAGTATTCCTAGAGAACTGCCGTCAAGCTATGATGACAGGAGAACCGGGATTTAGTTTTAACTTTGGAGATAAAGAAGATGAAACACTTAGGAACGCTTGTACAGAGGTTACGAGCGAAGATGACTCTGACGTTTGCAATCTTGGCTCTATTAATATGGGCAATATTCAAAATCTGGAAGAGTTCAAGTCCGTCATTACCCTCTCCTCCAAATTTCTTGTATGCGGCACATTACGAGCAGACCTCCCCTACGACAAAGTGTATAGAGTTCGAGAAAAGAATCGACGGCTGGGCTTGGGCCTTATGGGGATTCACGAATGGCTCCTCCAACGAGGACAAGGGTATGAAGTAACAGATGAACTACATCAATGGTTAAAGGTATATGAAGATGAATCCGAAAGATCAGCTAGAGAACATTGCGACAGACTTTTTATCAGCCATCCGGTCGCCTTTAGAGCAATTGCACCCACTGGAACAATTGGAATTCTTGCAAGCACTACTACAGGTATTGAACCGCTCTTCGCAGTTGCTTATAAGAGACGGTATCTCACAGATGGAACAAAGTGGAAATATGAATACGTCGTTGATAGTACCGCAGACACCCTCATTAAAGAGTATGGTCTTGACCCCGACACAATTGACACTGCCTATAAACTAAGCCATGACTACGAACGACGAATCAAGTTCCAAGCTGACATACAAGATTACGTTGACATGTCAATCTCCTCCACAATCAACCTACCTCCTTTTGGCTCTCACGGAAATACCGAGTCACACGTCAAGACTTTTGCAGGGGTGCTTGCAAAATACGCTCCAAGACTTCGTGGATTCACATGTTATCCAGATGGAAGTAGAGGAGGTCAACCCTTGACAGAGGTTCCTTACTCAGAAGCCCTCCACCATAAGGGTGTTGTATTTGAAGAGAATGATATTTGCAGTATAACTGGTAAAGGGGGGAGCTGTGGCGTCTAAACAAAATGAAGAAGTGGTTGTACAACAACCTACACCTGTAGTGGTGTTTACTGTGTCTCCTCAAGAAGCACAAGCAATTGTAGCAGTGCTTGCAGAGCAGAAGATTGCATCAGGGCTTGCACCAATTGTAGCTAAGCTTGTAGATCAAGCTAATCAGCAATAAAAGAAAAAGGGCCACCTCAGTACATCGAGAGTGGCCCTTATCCATTTCTACTGTATTTCTATTACTACTTGCTCTCCTAGATTTCTAGCAGACTGCAAAATAGGAAAGAACAATCCAAACGCTTTCTGACTGTTCCCTATAAAATCCTCCCCATTCCAAGTCATTCCCAAGAGAATGCATCCTTCTGTATCCTTATCGGTGTTTCCTGCATGAATTCTTATGCCAGTGAAGCCCGGAACATCAAGGATATGTGGCATCTGCCTTTTAAACCGCGTAGAAAGGTCTACAATGACTTTGTACGTACCGGTTGGTATGGCAGTGGCTCCATGCACCTTAGCGGCTCCTAGGGGCCTTACAACGTCTTCTAGGGTGTAACAGAAAAACTTCCCATCAAGATAGAACTCACCTGCTGTATAGTTGCTTCCAAACTTAACACGCTTAACGAGTAGTTTCAAAAACCACCTCCAGTAAAATTCCGCATTTTCTGTCTAAATAAATCTATAAGAGAAGGTGCTTTAGATTCAGGTGCAGGAGATTCAGTCATAGATGGACTGTATCCTTTATAGAATGCATCCATCACAGTCTTTTTCAGATCAGGATGCATATTCATATTCTGAATTACATCCATCACAGCAGGAGCATGATTGTCACTCCCTCCACCATTCCACACCTCTAAGAGATTACGCTTATTACGTTGAGCAATTTGATTGTTAGTGCTAAGAGCAGCAACAGCATCTACTGCACGACTATCAAGACCACCTAGCTGAGAAAGCTTACTTATCATGTTGGCTTTATTACGATCATCCTTTGACTTAGGATCAATCTGAAAAGGATCAACCCCATAGTCATCACGATGCTCTTGTAAGATGTTTCCAAGAATAGTGTCGAGAGGGATGCGTTTCAATCTAGGATCAATCCGCTCTCCCTCTTTTAGAGCTGAAGCATAGGCTGTGATACGTTCATCTGGATAACTCCCCACGAATGAGGAGTTACCCTTTTTAAACTTAGCCATGTTACAGACCTAACCAAGAAGGATTCTTACGTTGCTTCTTGTCTTCTGCCCTCTTATTCTTCTCTATCATCTTCCGTCTCTCTTTCCCATATTTACTCCATCCATACATTTCATCACCCACTACTGGAAGAGTCTTCATGCTCTCAAACTTGAATGGTTTCTTCTTGTCATCCTTAATGAGAGCAACAGCATCCTTAGCAAATGGGTCTAAAGTTTCTAGAGGAGGAGCAGCTAATTTCAGAATAGATTCTCCTATGTTACCTTTGAAAGCAGCCTCAGAGAAGTATTTATTGAGACCGAAGGAATTAAGCAAAGCTAAGGGGATAGCACTATTCTCCATCTTATACGTAAGAGGTTTGTTCTGCAAAACATCTTTAATATCTTGCAATGCTACCCCTGCTGTACCTGTAACTAAAGCAAACATAGCTAAGTTACGAATCCCTTGTTTCACATTACCCCTCTTAATCTCTCGTACCCCTGTCTGCATAAGAAAGTCAATCTGTTTCAGAAGGAAGCTTTTAAGATTGTATACAGGTCTGGTATTAGGATGATTCAGATATCCAGAAGAATATTCTGATCTACTAATGGGCTGAGAGTGTGACAGCTCTGACCAAAGGATTTCATCAGTCAATGGAGTCTTCTTACCACTCTTTAGATCAGCTACCAACTGTGGAAACCTTTCACCAAACCTTGGAGCATACACTTTATACAATCTAGTGTTCTCCAATGCAGGACCAGATGCTTCAGCTTCTCTAGCAATACGGTTGGCAGTGAAATTGACAGTCTTCATAAACCCATCAATATACGACAATCCTGTTGCTCTGAACAGCTTACGCACTGCTCTAGTGGTTCCCCGTTCACCAGCAAACTCTTCCGCTATATGATCCATCAAACCCATCTCTTTAGCAGAAGTATAGCTTCCTACTTTGTCTCCTCGCAGAGTCATATACAAAGCTTGTAATGTAGGTCTTACACCAGCCAACACCACTGTAGGTCCAATATCCCCTGTCTGCATAATTGCATTAGCTACGTCACCCATGAGGACTAAGTGGTTTACATCCCCATACGTTTGTGCCCATGCTGGAGCACCTTTAGCTCCACTACCAAATCTAGCTTGTAGAACATCATGCATTTCTTGGAAAGCTTCAGGTTTAATCTTCTTGCTAGCAATCAACTGATCTGTGTATTTACCAATAGAGCTATTGATATCCATCTTACCGGTCTCCGGGTCTTTCACCAGAGTCTTACCAAAGAACTTAGCAGTCTCAATCTTGTCCGTAGCAGTACGAATGTAGGAGTGGATAGCTTCAGTAGGGGATGCATAGAACTGCTTCAAGTCTTCAGGAATAGTTTCAAAGACACGAGCCTTAGTGAATCCGGGCTTAGCTCCTTGAGGTTTTCCACGGAAGAACTTATTAATTACATCACTACGTTCCATCTCTCCAAAGTACAAACCCTTAGCATGAGCTTTAGATTCAGCCTCTTTGAGCATCCGTTCCAGCCTAGTACGCTTTTCTACTCCAATATGATTTAGCAGACCTTCATAGTCCTTAACCATGTTAGGGATGTAGTTCTCCCTGAGATTCTCAAGCAGCCCTACTTCTTTCAATTGCTTACCAAGACTAGCCAACACACTCTTCACTTCACCCCAAGACTTAGCCATCTCAGGAGAGGAACGTGTAGCTTGATCCAAAGCTGCATAGTTGTTATCCAACAACAGATTATTAAACTTAGCTAGAGCAGCATCCCCACTCTTATTGATTGTCGTAAGGAAGTGATCAACTAGTTGTAAGCGTTCTGAAGTCTTCTTATGCAGGTCTTTCTCAAACCCTTGTAGCCTTTGTCCAAATTCTGGATGCACCATCAGAGCACGAGTAGAGATAGGAGTGATAGCTTTGCTAGCCTCATTAGGAGGGGTAAACTTTTCCTCCACTGCACTCTTCAATCCGGGTATCTTAGACAGAGCTTTAGCTTTCACTTGATCAGCTTGTTTAGCTGCAAACATCTCATCCCCGTATTTCTCTTTGTACAATTGCTGCACAGTATCATCAGAGAATTTACGGCCAGCATCCCGTTCTAGTTGTTGCCTATATGACTCAAAGCTGGGAGGTTTCTTAGAAGATGCAAAAGGTGTAAATGACCCCCTCTGCTTCTTACCAATACCCAACTGACTCATGGATTTCTTAGGGCTAATAGCACTCTTCACTTGATCTGCATTGAATGCTACAACCTCTGAAGTTTGTCCATTACGCTTTTGAATAATCCCATCATACCCAAGTTTCTGAGCACGACTACGAAGTTCATTAGTAATGTACCCCTTATCCTCATAAGCCTTCTCAACAATCTTCTCAGCCTTAGCACGATCCACTCCAAGCTGTACCAACCCATTAATCATAGGATCACCGGGACCATCTATCACTAGAGGCTTACGGATATTCACATAGACTTGGTGGATGTTTCCACCCGGCTGATCTGCATAAGTAGAAGCATATTCAGGACGTACAGCTAGGTACGTACCATTACCAAGTGCTCCCCCTTCTTTACTACCTTTTAAATCTTCAAATACTTTAGTGGAGCCGTGATAGAGAGGTTCCTTTACAGCACTCTCCTTGAATGCGGGAAAGATGCTAAGGAAGCTAGACCAATCAACTGCACCACCTTGACCAAAGGAGCCATTACCTACACGTTTTCCTTGGTTCTGAAACTGTTCCAACTTTTCAATCTTACCTTGATAGTAACGGATGCTAGAGCTATCCCTAGTATCCATAGCCCTATCAAGCTTCTTATTCATCAACATCAAAGCTTCTGAAACATTCTTAGGGACAACGCCACCAAGGATGTTCTTCAAACCTTCTAGAAATACTTTAGGATCAACCGCCCCACCTTGTCCAAACTTAGCACTGTTCAAAGACTGTTGAGCTTGAACAGACTCACCAGCCGTCTCCTTAAGAGCGGCAATCTTCTGATCAATCTGTGCGATGAGATCAGTGAGAGGAACTTGCTTAGTAGCTGCCATTGATTCTTGCAGATCAAGCGAGAGTTGCCCCTTCTGTTGTTCTGACAGTGTATCAAAAGCAATCCCTTTATCATCCAACATCTTCCGCCAATAAGCACGTACAGCCTCAGCATTAGGAGAGACAGGGTTCTGTAATGCATCACCCTTCTCCCAAGCTGGATCAAAGGGAGTACCCTTATATTGATCTTCTAGAGGTAGGGATTGTTGGTCTTCAGTCTTCCAGTAATCCACGCCTTGATCAGCAATAGCAGTATCAGGACCATTGCGTTTAGATATGCCACCATCAGTATCAAACATGGGAGCATAAGGAGTAGGTTCACTAACATTTTCATTACGACCAAACAGTTCTTTTTGATTGCTGATAGCACGAACATCTTCTCCTACATTTACTGGAATACCATTCTCATCAGGGACAAACTTAGATGTATCCACCCCGTAAGGATTCTGTGTAGGATCGAGAGGGAGTTCTTCTTGATGCAAGGGTTGGGAAGACTCCTGCTTAGCCTTCTCCATCTCCATTGCTTTAGCAACGTCAGGGTTGGACTTCTTAAACCTATCTTTAATGGCTTTAGAAGCCAGTCTCGGGTTGAATGTCATTCCAGGGGTTGACATAGGGGCTAAAGCATTTAAAGGATCAAGAGCTTTGGCAATGTTCTGTTGATACTCTGATTGTAAGGGATCATCTGTTTGAGAAGTATATTTCTCTGACCACTTCCCAACATTTCCTTCTAAATCAGATTCAGGATTTATTGCTTTATCTACAAGACCAGATGCTAAAGCGAAAGGGTATGCCGCCATTCCATGAGCTGTAGCAAGCCCTGCATTAGCTCCTGCATGAAGCTTCTCTAACAAATTAGGCTCTTCCTGTTTCGTTCCTTTATAAGAAGGCTCGATGCTTTCCAACCCCTGCATAGCAGATGGTTGAGTCGTCTGCTTAGGAGGGAGAGAGTCAAGATGTGCTAGCACTTGACTAAATTCTTCCTCAGACAAGTCATGCTCTGAATTGAATTGATGACTCTTGTATTGGTAAGTTGGCATATTATTCCTATTTAACTATAGTGACTCCCGGAGGAAGCTTAGGAGCTGTGGCTGCGGGTGTGCTTGGGTCTTTCAACCCGTCATAGATGCTATTCACTTCTGCTTTCTTCTTCTCAGCTTCAGTAAGAATGTCTTGTATCAACTTAGCCCGCTCATCTTCATCCCCAAGTTCATTTGCTTTCATTAGGGCATTGGTGGTGACATTGTTGATAGCAGTGAGCTGAGCAGCTTTATGTATTGCTACATTAGCTGGGTTATGCTTAGCCACTTTCATAGCCTCAGCCCTAATGTTCGCCACATCAATCTTATTAGTAGAGAACAGCTTAGCTATGTCTTCACGAGTCTTCAGCTTAGCAGCATTAATACTCTCTTGAGACGTATTCTTCATTTCAGTTTGAAGAGTCTTAGAGAGAGTGGGAGACGTAGCAGCAATTGCATCTACAGCAGCATTCAGTCTCTCAGGGGTGAAGTCAAAACCCATTCCACCACCTTCTGTAGTTTCTCCTCCAATTGAAGCAAACAAAGGTTTATACTTCTCTGGAATCTTGTCCCAGATGTTTGAGAAAGCAAAAGCTTGCTCATCAGAAATACGTTGTCTCTTTGCAGGGTCAGTTTCTTTAGAGGGGTCTCCAATACCTTGGATGCCTCGAAGGGACATGTAAGCTTGTTCAGCTCCTTGGTTGTCCTTTATCTCTTGCGCCTTAGCAATCTTATCTGCATACCTTTGGCTTTGATCTGCACCAGCCATCTGCCGATAGTATTCAGCGTGAGCTTGCTCTTGCTGCATCTTAGCCATCAATTCAGCTAGACCAGCTTCATTCATTTGCTCAGCTTGTTGATTTTGCAAACCACCAAGCATCCCTCCTAGACCACCGGAGAAGTCAACATTCTGCAATCCAACTAGATTTTCCATTTCTTATCCCATCAAAGAAGCTAAGTCAGACAGACCACCCCCACCACTACTTAGCATAGCATAGAGTATCTTCGGATCAATCCTGTTGTCAAAGAGAGCAGACAGACCACCGGTGAGGTTATCAGCAGCACCCTTTTGCAATCCAGCAGCCTGTGTGTAGAGGTTAGAACCAGCACCCGGTCCAATGTTAGCACCAGCCGGGGCCATTAGACTCTCTCTATACTTATTCAATTGGCTAGTCATCATGTCTTGCAACATTGCCTTAGACTGCATAGGGTTGCCACGCAATCCCTTAGCTGCCATTTGTTTAGCAATTTGCTGAGAATACACATTAGCAAGTCGGCTAAACTCAGGAGCACCAAATGGATCACTGTAGCTCCTAGAGAGTAAGTCTTGATATTGCCCTCGCTGTGAACCAAATGGGTCCATGCCTTGAGCTTGACGTTTCAGTTGATCTGCTATTTTGGTGTTATTCCTATCACCATACAAACCACTCAGGAGTTTAGCACCCTTAATCCAAGACATATCAGGACTCATACCACCTCCTGATTGTGGCATTTGTAGACTATCTAGTGAAGTGTTCATTGCTGTTTCCGACATGGGAAACATACTATCGCTATTAAAGCTCATGGGGTTCCTTAATTCTGTGGGGCTGTATCCGGCACCAACCGAAGACATAGATTGTGAAGTGGAATCGGGTGTAACATCAGATGAGGCATTTGTCCCCTTTAAGGAGAAAGCATAATCACTATTTGTATTACCATTAAATATATCGCCAATACCAGACTGGCCAAACCAATCTTTAATTGCTGGGGCTGATGCAGAAGAGAGTCCGCTAGTCAAAGCCCCTTGGAGGAAGTCACCACCAAATGCGGCTGAGGACAATCCACCAGCTAGTCCATAGGTAAGTCCATTAGCAATGTCACCACTTACACCAAGGGTGTTACCAAGCCAGCTAGAAGCCCCACCAAGGGCATCAGACACTCCGGGGATATAAGGAAGACCAGCAGCTAGTACGCCTCCCCAATTGCCTGTAGAAGCCGCATTAGCGGCCATCAGGCCAGCACCAATACCTTGCATACCGGGGATGAACATAGAAGCCAAGCCAACAGCAGGAGCCATATTACCAAGAAAGCCCTTCTCTTGTTTCTTCTGTCCTCGATACGCATTACTCGTCCAATAAGAATTAGGATCATACATCTCATTCTTATCTAGGAGATAACCCCCTTGGAATTTAGGAGCATTCTGCTTCATCCAAGAGGGATTGTTTAGGTCTTGCCAAACATAGCTGTCTCGTTTGCTATTCCCGGTAAATTGCTTTCCGGGAAGCTGAGGTGCCCATGCTCCGAGAACATCACCAGCACTATTAGTAATGTTGGTGCGTCCATATTCATTACCTTTTGCAGCAAAGTCAGTAGCAAGTCCACTAACATTAGGTTTATTAAATGACAGGTTCTCTGGAACCATAATCTGCCCATTAGCATCTCTAGTGGCTTGGTCTCCTAGAAAGCTCAATGTTAATGCTTGGTTTTTTGGGTCTAGTGCAACTGCCATATTATTTCCTTAAATGTCTTTTGAATTTTCGTATTGTCTTTTCAACGCATTAAACGCGGTAACAAACAAATCCTCGCCGGGTATGTAATCCGTTGTGATAGATATATGATCTAAACAACCACCTTTCTTATCACTAGCGTGAAGCTGAAACTGTGCGACTAGTTGGTTCTCATCTTTGTTTAATTGAAGATAAAAGATGCGAAAGTAGGCTGAAGGTAGTTCAACATCTTTCCATGTGATTGCTGTAATAAGTGCCATGTAATTTCCTTTAATGTGCTACCCAATTAACGCCGTTATCAAACACTGGCGTAACGATTGCGCCGCCGCCTGCGATTGCAACTAAATATGCTGGAGCCAGTGCGTCAGTGACGTAAGCTATTCGACCGGCAGTTCCGGCAGCAGGTAGGGTAGCGACTGTGTAGGCTTGCAGTTTCAGTGTGCCATTGACGGTGTGCGCGTCAGTGTTGGCATTACCCATCGTGACATTGCCGCTAGTTCGTAGGGAGCCAGTTACGTCAAGCGTTGCCGATGCGCCACCGATTTGAACTATCTGGCTTGCCGCTGTATCGTAAAAAGTTGTTGCGCCATTCGTGCCGCCTGCCCCGCCAGCGCCAGGATAAAAATCAATGTTGCCGCCTATCCCTCCCGCGCCGGTTGCGGTTCCGGCATAAAACGCTATCGGGCCAGCCGTACCTGCACCTGTATTGGCAGAGCCGCTACCGATAGCAATGTCAGCACCGTAGCCGCCTGAAGCGGTCGAATCCCCTGCGTAAAACGAAACACTCCCCGGAGTCGCACCGGCAAGGCTGGTCATGGTTAATCCGGCAGACGCAACAGTGGTGATACTAGACATCGTGGCCGTACCGCTTACCCCAAATGATCCAGTAACATCTAAAGTTTTGGTAGGGGCGACAGAGGAACCAAACCTAACACTTCCCTGATGAACACTATTTGCGGTTCCTAGTGACGCAAAAGCTAATTTTCCCGTCCCGCTGTTCATTGCGCTACGGAAAGCTATAGCTTCTGTTACAGATGCCGTGAAGTCAGCACAACTAAAGCCGCGAGCATTGGTGACTCGCGTGGCATGACCTTGATCTGCACATGAAAATCCTATATTGGTTGCAATTGTTCCTGTGCTTGATAGCGTCGGAGAGTTTGCTAAATATCCGTTTCCTAGCGTCACACCACCACTGGATGTCAATGAAAGCGCGGAAACATACCCTCGGAAATTAGTTGCGTTTCCCGTGCTTGTCACTTGGCCGGTTGCAGCAAAACAATTCCCAACCGTCAGCGTTGTGGACGCGCTCCATGCGTTGAAAACGGTTATCGGGTCTTGCCTTGCAACTGCATTAGCCCCGCTACCCGTAACCGTGAATGAATACCCACGATCTGTAGTCGTGCCTCCAGAATCTCCGGTGTAGGTCGTTACGTTGTTTTGATGAGTGACGGTTCCTGCGGCTACGGTTCCGGCTGTTCTTGTCGCCGTGTAGTCATTACCAAGCGTCCAAGTCCCGGCGTTGATCGTCAGCGTGTCGGCAGCGGCATCGCCCCAAGTCGAATTACCACTGATAATCGCATCGCCCGTAACATCTAGTGCTACAGTCGGGGCAGTCGTACTTCCAATGCGCAGGTTTCCGGTCAGTGCGCTGTTCGCGCCACCCGTGTCGTACAGAAACCATCGCGCCGTGCCGGAGGTGATCGCGCTGCGGACTCCTGCGACCAGCGGAACAGAGCCAGAGGTTTGATTGAGAAGCTCAACACCAACCACTGTACCTGTACGTGTAGCGTGGCCTAAATCTTGTACTCGTAAACCATTTATTGTAGTAACAGTAGCAGAAGTGAGGATAGGAGATAAAGCTGCAAGCGATGCCCCTACCGTCATTATACCACTACCACCACCAGAAATAATACCAGCTACACCAATACCTGTGGCAACGTTTCCTGTGGATGCTAGTGATGCCTGTCCAAGGAAACCTAATTGCAGACCAGTGATGGTAGTGCTACCACTATGAGTGGCACGGGCTTGGAGAGCATAGCTGTTCGCAATGGCGTTTGCGCCTTGTGAGGCTACATCAAACCGTTGTCCAATAATGTGGGTGGTTCCACCAGAGTGACCAGTATATGTTACATCATTCTGTTGAGCAATCGTAGTACCAGCTACCGCAGTACCTAGAGCTTGTGTAGCTACATAGGTAGAGCCAATAGTCCAAGTACCGGCGGTGATGCTATATGTGTCACCAGCCGCATTACCTAGTACAGTGCTACCTGTATTGTTAAACCCTGTTACATTCAATGTAGTTCCATCAAATGTCAGGTTTGCACTTTCACCCCATGTATTACTACTAGTAGCATACGGGATGTATGTGTTGGTAGCAGCATTAGGTAGTATCAACGTACTCCATATAGGGTCTGAAGTTACACCAGCTCCTCTAAGATACGTACCCACTGCACCACCATTCTCCAACAAAGTGTGTTGTGCTGAAGTTAGGTGGTAGTATTCTCCTGCTGTACCACCTTGAATACTCTGTAGGTTGTTATGTGCTCTACTAACTATATCAGTGAGGTTTGATCCAGTGAAGTCAATGTTAGTCCACAAGACCTCCCCCAAGTCACTCCATTGCCCACGCAATTGTCGAAACCAATCACGCCATGCATAGTCATTGACATTGGGGTTAGGAAGAGGAGGCGGTGGTAGATTACGTGCCATTAATGTGTCCCTAGTGAGACATCAACCTCCAACGATTCAATTCGATATAAATGATTTCCAGTATACAGCACATCAAATGCTCTACGCCGGAAAGAACCTAGACGTGCAAAAATCGGTCGAGAGGTCAATGAAATTGTTTTCCAATTACTCCATGTGTTGTAGTCATCATCCGACCAACGGATATCAATTGTATCCCCAGACACTAAATCTCCAACAACATTTAGGCTAGACATGAACTTACGGTTCATTGATTCAAAATCATATTTTGTAGTGATAGCTTCAGCTAGAATGTCTGTGCTATTATCTTGATATGTAGTAGCAGACAATAGATATACCGCTCCGGTTGTAGCATCTTGTATGTAGTTTTGCCCGTCTTCTGCATCAGAAGCGTACTTACCTACAAACATAACATGGCTGTCAGCATCATTGCTGCTCCATTCATGCCACATCTTTTCTTCCAAATCATACACCAGAGTACGATCAGTAGTAGGTAGATTTAGAATGTAGAAGAAATGTCCAACAGTTCGCAGTGAGTAGCCAGTTATATTATCTGCACCCCCAGCAACTATTTCTGCATCAACCATCTTTTCAATATATTCATCACTAACTTTGTTAGGAGCAAATCCATCCAATAACCAAACTGCTGTACCACCTATACCAGACTGCCCAACAAACATACAGAACCGTTCCTGTTGTGCAACACTAGTGGGAGCAATGCATCCCATTTGTAATGTGAGAGATTCATTAGGTGCTAGTGGGGAAGTGGTATTGACACCATTGTAGAAAAACTCTCCACTCGTTGTCCCCAACGCAATAATCATATTGTTCTGTCTAGCTAAAGCAACCAGATTATCAGGATAGCTTTCTGCATCAATGAAGTTGTTACTCCCCCATGAGAGGGGGTTATCTATATCTGAGTTAAAGATGGATTGAGAGTTGCTACCATCTGTTCTACGGGCAATAAGGAATATACTACCATCTAGATATACAGGATATGGGAGAGCATTCTTAGGCAACCCATCTGGGTCATAATAACCCATACATTCCCAAGTGATTGTCCCATCAGTAACCGTGCTACCAATAGTGGTAGGCCAAGTAGGTTGACTTCCAGCAGACACACCACCAACTGTAGGGCTGTAGTAGAATCCATTATCCACTGTTGGGATGATACGATCACTAGCTATGTAAGCAGTGGTTCCAGCCCAAGCAGAAAGGGTTTCAGGTATCCTGATGTATGAGTCATCATCATAGATAACATATCCATACGTACCATCATGCATGAACAACACTGTTCCAGTAGCATTAGTGGCTTCAGTGAAACCAACATGACCTGTAGAAGTAGTGAGGGTGATTAGGAGAGTGGAGTCTTTATAAACCTTATCCCCAACTACAGCATAATTAAAGCCATTCCACCCATACATACCACGTCCTACCCCTGCTGCTAGTTGATAAGACAGAGCAAGACCGGGGCGCTTAACCAAGTAAATCTTTTTATTATCTGTTACTGCGTTCTTAATAGACTCAGGGAAGAAATTGATAAACCGCTGGTCTTGTGTACCTAAAGCATTTCGATTCTGGAAAGTACCAATCAAAGGAAAGCGAAATGTTTTTTGTACCGGTTCTTGTTTTGTTGCCATATTTCGGATTCCTTTAATTTATTACCATTGTCTCATGTCAGCTTGGAAGTAAAAAGAGCCTTCTTCAGTTCCAAAGGAAAGAGCTTGTTGGTGCGTAGTTTGAGCACGTCTAGCAATGTCTTGTCTATCTACTAGGGTGAGTCCATATTCAGGAGCAAGGGTATCTGCCAATGCCCACTTCAACGGTTCAAACCACTCTTGGGGAAAATCAGGTTCATCTGTAGACGAATCAAAATCCTCAAAAGGACGCTGATAAACAATGACAATCTCAGTGTATGTTTGGCTATAGCTGTCAGGAACAGGGAAGGTGTGCAAGACACCATATGTTCTTAATGGCTCATAGAAAATCTGAATAGGTTGCCCTGTAGTGGTCTTGTTTCCTAGCCTATTGTATTCATCCCTAGTGATAACTCGCATAGGAATATCAATATCAGTTGAGGTGTTGTGCAGATATGCCTGAACAATCCGCATAGGTTTAGGAGTGTTAATTGTTTGGCCATCCCCAATGTTATAAGTGGAGGTGGAAGTGAGAGGCACTGAATATTGTTTCATTGCCCAGAGGGGCATGCCATCAGCCATGAAAGCTTTGGCAATAAAATTCAATGCTTCAGATGCTTCAGTGTATTGATCTGCTGTAGGGGTTTCCCCTTGAGCAATGGCTCCACACGCACGAAGGGCAGCCTTTATCAGACTGTCCCTTGTCGTTGAATAATTAGAAGTTCCAGAAGTAGCCATAGTTATTCGTAAGTAATGTTAGCGGCAGAGCTGCCATCAAATGTATCAGTCCCATTAGATGACACAATTCCAATTCGATCAGCAGTGCCAGATAGAGTTACTACGCCACCACCATTATGCACAGTAGCAGTGCCAGATCGCCCCAGCGAGTACGAACATACCCACTTATTTGTGGAAGCATTCATCAATTGTAGTGTAACAATTCCATGAATTACAGCAGCGGCACTATTAGATAGAATACCAAAACCAGTGGTATAGTTGTTTACAGTTCCAGTGTTGCCATTAAGAATAGCCATACCAGCACCAAGATAACCAGTAGCTATAAGACCACCAGATGTACCTAGTTGGATAAGGATGTCTGCTGTACCAGAGAGGCTCAGATTAGACAGCATAACTGTAATTCGCTTAGCAGTAGATGGGACACCAGTGAAGCTATTAGTAGTTCCTGACAGCGTTGCATATGTACCAAGCACTATATTACGGGTATTCACAAAAGCAGTAGTAGCTACTTTGGTGCTATCATCTGATACTGCCGCAGTAGTGGCTGTAGCAGCCCCTAGAGCGGGTGCAGCAAGAGAGGTGATATCTGTATTAGCCCCACTTGCAGCAGCCCCTAGATTGGTCCTAGCTGTGGCTGCATCAGAAGCACCAGTGCCCCCATCGGTAACAGGTACATCAGTACCACCAGCCCTATAAACAAGATTGCCTTCAACAGCAAGATTACCTGCCGAAGCCCTAGTAAGGGTAGTGTCTGTGGCATTGCCAATGTTTACTGCTGTAAACTCTGGGCTATCTCCAGTACCGAGTCCAATATTAGTGCGTAAGATTGCTTCGGTAGTAGGAACTGCTGTTCCATTACCCAGAATATCATATGCTACATCATTGATGTCATTCATCCATGATGCTACAATGAGGGTCTCCCCATCTACAAAAGTTGTATTAGTTCCTGCCATATTTCACCTATAGTGTATTGGGGTTGAATGTCCCAGAAGGAGGAGGGGAAGCATAATAAACTGTCTCCCCCACAATTGCCTGTCCTGAAACAGCAATTCCTGCTATCGCTCCAGTGGGGCCAACAAAATATTCTTCATCTACTGGACGTTGTGGCCTAGTAAAAGGAACAGATATTTTATCAGCCCTTGCTCTAATAAAGTCTAGTGGTTGTCTGGTTTCCCAATCCTCTGCACAAACAACATATCCATCCCAACGCTTCTTGGACTCACTCGCCTTGATTTTTTTGGAACAGACATCACAATCTATCCACCAGTCTCCAGACGAATAATTCCAATTGTTAGACATGTCCGCTCCCTTTTAACCAAGCAAATGCCGCAAGACAAACCGCCCCAAAGAGCCACAAAACCTTTTTGACCAAGGATTTTCCGATGTCTGCGTATATTGATTCCAATAATTGTTCTTTGATGGCGTCCAGCTCCGCCTCACGAAGTGGTTTTCGGGGATCGGTATGTTGGTCTTCATGCTCCATTTAGCCTCCAAAGTAAACGATGTAACCAGCACCTGTTCCAGTTACATCGGCATAGAGACCGAGTTCAGCATAAACTGGATTTTCAAAAATGACATGCATAGTGTTCTGTGCACCAGCAGCAGACACTTTCGCTAGGACTTTACCACTAGCTGCACTCGCATTATCATAAACAATCACACTTGCCGCATTTGTACCATCTGTAATTAATGTAACTGCATTAATACGATTGACACCTGTAGCAATGACCGCATCTGCGGATTTTAAATCTGACGAACGGCTAGAAGCCATATTCTCTCACTCCTGTAAGATCAAATAAAAAAAGGGGACAGAATATAAATACTCCATCCCCTCTTGGGAATTACTTAATACACTTGCCCTTGTTGGGGGATGTAATATTCCACTTTAACCAGCCACGGTCCACCAGTGGTAGACGCAGTGCCAGTTTCAGCATAAACTGCTTTCATCAATGTATCAGCAGTGAGACCTGCTGAAGCACCAATAGAAGTTCCTGCTGTATCCCCGGTTGCAAAATAACCAAGGCCATTTGTTTTAACACTAAATGCAGCAACACATTCATTAGTAGTACCGGGATTGCTCCCAACACTTACTGTTGCAGTCGTTGCGGCATCTGAAGCAACTGTACCCATGACATATGAACCACAAATTACTGCTCCCTTGGGGAGAGTAAATGCATCAAAGGCAGTGGTGTCAGTTCGAGCAATCCGACAGGTCTTAGTTAGTACCGCAACTGCTGGCGGCGTAGTAGACGTGACAGGTTGATTAGGACGAGCAGCCATTTATTTCTCCTTAATAATTAATTGTGCTGAATAATCTTTTCGTCCAACATGCTTTAGTGTAATTGTAGGGTTTACATATGTAATGTAACCACGATCATACAAGTCATTGAAGAAATTTAAATCTTCTCCTGATGGCTGTCGATCTTCCCTAATACCAAGTCTAAATACATTATGAACTTCAAGATTTCCTTTTTCGATATAAGTTTCTTTTTCTAACGCAAAAGATTCAATGACACTTCGTTCGATACAAGCAAATCCAAGCCCCACTCCTTTGGTTTTTATCAAACCATATTCATCGAACTCCGGGGTTTCTCCATTCAAGTATTGCATGAAGAATACAGGGGTCTCTGTACGAGTTGGGTATGTTGCAGCAGCTACTTTCTTTATTGTAGCTAAGGCTAGTATTGTTAGAAAATCAGAAGGGGAAAAAATAATATCATCATCAATCCAAAACAAGTAGTCAGCTTTAGAGTCATTTAAGAATCTCCAAACCAACTTGTTTCGTACTTGTGTAATGATACCACACTCACGCTCTGATCCAATAGTAACATCAACTCCTGCGTTTTGTAATTGGACACTTGTTTGTGCCAGCGCAATTGCAGTTTCAATTGGAACAATACCACTGTAACAAGGAATTGCTATATAAACCGAAATACCACTCAAATCAAACAAACGCTCTTGCGTCATTTCTGCTCCTATCTAAAAGGAAAATTGGCTGAAGCTCCTTGGCTTCAAATTGAGGTGTCGTACGAACACCACCAATTTATTAATTATTAAGCACCAGCTGAACCGTACAGGCAGCGAGCATCACTCCAACCGAAGCTGTAGCGAGCAGTAGCCTTGAACTTAGCATTCTCAGTATCAAAATCATTATCCATCTCGAACTGGTCAGCACGACGTTCAAAGTACTTCATGCCATCCGGCACATCAGTGCGAATAAACCAAGCATCCGGGTCAGTCAGATAATGGTTGATAACCACTTCCTTGAAAATACCCATATCCTTGATTGCATTTGGATCATTCAGGTCCGTACCAACACGGCCAGTAGCACCGAGTATACGATTGATTTCAAACTGAAGCTGATACGGAGCGATAAGCTGCTTCGGCTTAGCCGCAATCAGAAGACCACGATCATCCCGGAAACCAGCGATATCAATGACACCCTGCTCAAGAGCAGCTTCAGAGATATCAGCAGCCGTACCAATGACGTTCGACCAAGTACCACCAGACACGTTCGGATGTGAAGCACTCAGGAGGACAACACCATCACCACCATTGTATCCCGACGTTTGAGCGCGATTGTATACGTTAGCAGCAACAATTTCCTTAGTCTGACGCATCGAGCGAGCGAGGGCATTAGCCTTACGCTTACCAACCACATCATACAGGTCATCTTCGTAGATTTCACGAGTGATGATAAAACCAAGAGCATACACTACATGGTTGTAACGAGTCGTGAAGCCTTGACGTTCGTCGTCATAAGAAATCGGACCACCTTCATTCTTGATGGAAGCGAGACCGAAAGAACTAAGACCAACATCTTCCTCATACGCCTTATTAGAGGTGTTCTTCTCGAACAATTTATCCCACTCCGTAGCGTAGTCGTTGTACGACTTGCCATACCAAGCGTTAACGCCGGGCCAGAGTGCCTTTGCAAAACTAGACGAAGTAATAGGGCTTGCCATTATTTACTCTCCTTAAACACCAGCAGTACCAGTACCACCTTGCAGTTGGCTGTTGTTCAGCTTAACTAGCACTTTGGTATAGTTACCGGTAACTTCATTATCTACTTTAGTAGAAACACCCAAAATACGGAACGGGAGAGTAGCAGTAGTACCCTTATCATTCATATCAAGCGAGAACGCAGAAGTACCAGTACTGGTAGAACCTGCCCCTGCATTAACATTTGCATTTTGACCAACATCCGCAACTGCAAACGAATAAGCAGTTCCAGCGTTAGTTGCTTCCACTTCGTATACAACAGTAGGATCATCGACAACGAGAACATAAGCAGCAGTGCTCGCAGCAACATACTGAGGGGTGTCAAGAGCAATAGAACCTGCCGTCAACTTACCAGTGACGGGATCAAGCTTCGTGTTCACAACGCCGACAACAACACCAACAGCCGCTTGTCCAGTACCAGCAGTACCAGCAGCATGTGGGTTTACAAATTGATAACCGCTAGAATTACCGTCAGCAGCAAGCTTGACAGAATCACCAACGAAAATCGCAGTACCGTTAGACGCACTAACGGCATAAATCGTAGTTTGTCCATTCCAAGCAGAACCACCAAGATGCTTGACAGGAACGAAACCACGAATTTTACTAGTATTAGCCATTTAAGACCTCCAAATTAAAATTCATATTGGGAGGCCAAGATGCTTATTCTCTACTAAGTTTGAGATTACCATAATCAGAGTTAGCCTTAGCCTCCTTCTTCATAGAAGCTTCCAATTCATCCACTTGAGCAGCTTTGGCTTGTTGATCTTCTTCATACCATTCCTTTGGAATACGCATAAGAACACCTTGCACACCGCCACCAACTGAAGTACGAACAGGAGAACCTGTTTGAGTAGGGTTGCCAATGCGACGATCACCAATTTTTACGCCGGAATCAGTTACGATTTCGTAACCACTCTCAGCCATTTGGTTTACACGATCACCTGTATCATTGACAATTCGATAGACAAAATTCGGGTCTTTCCCATCTACCGTCAAAATATTGCGTTGTCCGTTAATAGGAGTACGACGCTTTGTACGCTTCTTAGCTATAGTTTCTTGGGTCATTATTAAATTCCTTTAACTTTCTTAAGTTCTGCAATATATTCTTTTTCACTCATAACATTCTGACGTAC